GATCACCACTCGGCGCCCTTTGCCACTGATGTCAACCGTGTTGAAAAGGACTTGCAGATCCTTACCGCTGTATTCCTCAGACATTGCCTTTTACCTCCTGCTCTTTCCTCGCTGCCTCCTGCAGCTTGTAGAATTGTTCCACCGTGAATGCGTACTGCCCCCAATGAGCAATCCCACACTCCCGATCCACCCCAACCCGCGCCCCAACCAATCGTGCCATCCTGTAAAACTGGATGTCCTGCGAGTTTCGCCCGCGCCATTCAAACCAGAAATACTCGTCCGGGTCATCCCCGCCCACCATGGCCTGCAACACCCAACGGCGAATGAGCACCAGCCCCAGCGCCGCGCAGTCCACCGCCTGCGTGCCCGTCCGCGGCACCGCGAGCTGATCGCTGTGCCACGTCACCTCCCCATACGCGTTCGCCTCCCCCAGATCCCCGCCAATGATCCGAATTGGCGGCCGCCGGTTCACATAGTTGGCACACACGATGTCAAAATCCAGGTTCGCCGGATTGCTCCGCAGCCGCCGGATCGTCTCCCGGTCCCCGCTGTGGTCATCCTCCAGGATGCACAGCGTGTCCGCCTCGCTCTCCAGGAACCGCCGCACCAACGCATTGTGGGCCATCGGGATCGGCACGTCCCCGCAATCCGGCCCGTTCAGAAACACGTCCCCCGGCTCAAACCCCGTCAGCAGAAGTTGGCTCCACCAAATCCAGAACGGGTAACACGCCTTGGCGTACGGCACGCCAAACCCCAACCTCCCGAACGACTCACCACGGCCTAACAACTGGCTCACGGCACCCTCACAAACGCGCGGATGGAGCCCGGCGCCGGCAGTTCTGCCCATCCCGTCCAATCCCAGCGATCGACGGCCCGTTTCACCCCCGCGCACCAGCTCAGATGCGCGTTGCCGTAATCATGGAACGCCACAACCCCGCCGGCCGGCACGAGAGGCAGCCAGCCCAGCAGCTCCGCATACACCGTGCTCTCGCTGTGGTCCGTGTCAACGAACAGGAAATGCACCGGCGCATCAAACCACCTGCCCAGCAACCGGCTGTCGCCCTGAATCAGCTCGATCTCACCCTCACCGCCCGGCCCGGGCCGAAACCGCGTGATGTCCAGGTCGATACCCACCACCTGCGCGTTTGGCGCCCCGCCTCGGGAGCAGTGTAAGCTGCCCCCCAGGTGCACCCCCAGGTGCACCAGGCACGCCGCCGAAAAACCCGCTGCCACGTCCCCGCTCATCCGTGCTATCCACTCGCGTTCATCCGGCGTCAGCGCATCCCCCGGCGCCTCCAGGTACCATTTCTCGCTCACCACTCGCCTCCCCCTGCGCTTGGTCATCCGTCGATCTCCACCGTGGCCACTACGCCCCAATAGTCATTATCGGCCACACCCACCACCGGCGCCCGGATCGTCCAGGTCGGCTGTGTTTTCCCCAGGCTCAAGCCGTTCAGCGCCGTTTCCGCCGCGTCCATCACCCGGATCATCCCCTCGAAATTCTGAGGCTGCGTGCCCAAGGAAAACGGCTCCACCGCTATCACCAGGTCCGCCGTCTTGCGTGACCAGTTGCTGCTCTTGGCCGTCGCCGGCCGCTCCCCTGTCGGCATAGTCACCCACTGCGCCGGCAGCTCGTTGGCCTTCAGCGAGGCCGGCGGCCCCTGCGTGTAGCGCCGGTTCACCCCCGCCACGCTCAGCGCCTCGAGCGTGTTGACCAGCGTTGCGAATGTCGTTGCCACCTGTCCCCCTCCCGATTATGGTTGCCCGTGCTTCCGATAACGACACTACCCGGAACCTACAAACCCACCTTCTTGTAGCGTTTCAGGCCCTCGCGGACGTCCCGCGGCATCCCCTGCGGGATCGTGATTTGCCCCATCTCCGGGCTTGCCGTCACGTCGTACACCTGCGCGTCGCGCTGTTTGTAGTAATAGCCCGCCAGTCTCAGCGTCCAGTGCACAATGTCATCCGGCGCCGATTCGCTGTAGGACCACTTGCCGGTTACCTCAATCGCGTCCTCCGGCGTGCTGCTGAACGTCCAACTCTGGCTTGAGCTTTTCCTGAGCCGGATCCCCCAGTACGGGGTTTCGTTTCGCGGTTCAGTCACATAGTCAGCCGAGGTCAGCGCCGTGCCGTTGTTCGTAATGGAGGTGATGCTGCACAGGTCCTCGTCCAAGAACAGCACCCGCCCGTCGACGTCGTCAACCGCGTCGAAATAGCGCGTACCGTCTGCCGCCGCCTCGAACGTGCGCCTCGTCTCCTGGTCAACCCGTGCCTGTGCCCGGGTCAGCAGGTCCTCCAAGAGATCGTCGTCAAGGTTCAACTGTTTCTTGATCGTGTGCGTCCCCGTGCCGGCTGTGGTGATGTCAATCGCCGTCCCCGCCGTGGCCAGCGCGCTGCTCGTTGCCAGTTTTAGCGTGAGGTCCGCCACGTGGATCACGTAATAGACCGTGCCGGCCACGAGCCCCGCCGGCAGCGTGCCCGAGGTGCTGACCACCACCGGGTCCCCGGTGTTCCAACTCACCTGTGGCTTGGTCACCGTGAGCAGGTCCGTCGCTGCCACCGCCGTGAACGTATCCTGATTCAGAATGTCCAGGTACTGTTTCAGATCAGCTACCGCCGCGTAAGCCACCGCCTACCTCCCCCACTGCCGGACGATGTAATTCACCGCCGCGTCAAACTCGTCGTGCACCGCCCGGACGCAGGCCTGCAGCGCCCCCCGCAGGTACCGCCGCGGTTTCAGCCCCCCGCGCAGCCCGATAGCCCGCGCCACGAGGAACCCGCCGCCCTCACCGAACCCGTGCCGTTTCGCCCACACATCCAACGCCGCCCCTGGAGGCCAGTGCCGCCGGCCCGTGCCGCCCGGCCCGTCCGCCTGGGTCCCGGTCCCGTACTCCATGTGCGGAGCGTAAAACACCGCGCTGCCCACCCGGCCCTCGATCCCCTCTGCCGTCTGATCCACCGCCGTCGTGATCGAGGCCCTCAACCGCCCGGTACCCACTGGCGCCCGCTTCTGCGCCTCCGCCTGGACACGGTACGTTGAACGCTGCATGGCATTGCGCAGCGCCTGGTTAGCCTCCACCGGCGCCCGCTCCAATGCCCGTTGCAACCCCTCAAGCCCCTCGATCTTGATCGTCGTGGTGGTCATTTTGCCTTCCGATAAGGAACCTACTCGGCAGATTCCGCCGGTTCGGGCTCCGGTTCCTCTGTGGCCCGAACCTCTACCAGCACCACGTGCTGCCCATCCTGCCTGAAAATGGCCGGCATCGCCAGCCCGCCCATGCCCGCGTACACCCCGGCCAGTTCCTGCAGCGCTGCGTCGATCTCCGCGAGCTGCTCCTGTGTGTCCGCCACGAGCCGCTCCCGGTCCCTGGCCAGCGCCACAACCGCCCGCTGTTGCGTTTTGCTCAGCCGGTACTCAGCCAACTTCTCACTCACCGTCCCCCTCCTGTTTGTCCCCGCGCGGATGCAGAATCGCCTTGTTCAGCGTCCGCGCCTCGCGCAGCCCTACCCCAACGATCACGAACCGGCCCGGCGCCATCGTGCGCAGGTACAGAGACTCCTGACACGTCACCTCGTACACCTGCCCCGGCTCGTACACCGTGTCGGTCATCGGATCCCGCCACTCTTCCACACACTGCAACCGCGGCATAACCTCCCCCTCCCGGTTGGAATGAGGCGGGCCTTGGGATAGGCCCGCCCCTCCTGTTGCGTCGCCTATGGCGTGCCGAATACCTGCCAAAACACGTCAACGCCCGAGTCCCCAGCGGTGCCGTCCTCTTTCCACACGTAGATCGTCACGTCTGCCCCGCTGATGCCCACGCTGCATTTCTGTTCCTCGTTGTCGACCAAGATCCCGTCCATCGTGCAGAATCCGTACAACGGAGTCGTCAGGCCGTGCGTGATCACCGTGGTCGTGGTCACCGTGGAGCTGCCCAGCACCATCTGGTACCCGTCCGTCGCGTAACCGAGCGGATACAGATTGTTTGCGCCGTATTGCAGCGCCCCGCTCACGTCGACAGCGCCGGTCATGGCGATCGTGCCGTTCACTGCGTTGCCAATCGTTTCCTCGTTCTCCAGGCTGATACCGCCCAGCGCGGACAGCGTGCCCGTGATTGTCGCATCGTCGGTGACAGACAGGTCGTCGCTGGCCGTCAAATCCGCCGCGCTCACAGTCCCCGTGAACGCGCCCGAGTCCGCAACCACGGCCTGGGTAAGAGTGATCCCGCCGGTCAGCTCACACACGCCGGTGAGATCCATGCTGCCGGCCACGGCCATATCCCCGGCCACCGTCACGTCGCCGGTTGCGCCGTCAACGTGAAACTCCTCCGTGCTGTGATCGTCTGAGTACATGTACAGGTCAGCCGAGTTGTACAGGTAGACGTCCTCACGCGCGTCAATGCTGATCCGTTCCCGCACCCCCGCTCGCAGGCCCTCGCCCCCCACGCCGATCTGCTGAACGCTGATCACCCCCGACAGGTCCGGGTAATCCGGCACCTCCGGCACCTCCGGCAGTTTCACCCCGAACACGCCCGCGACCAACGCCAGGAGCAGCGCCGCCACCGTCACGAACGATTGCACCGTCTGTTTGTCAAATTTCATCTCTGAACCTCCCTACCGAGTATCCTTCTTATCGGAACCTGGCCGGGAGCCGTCGCCGGCCCCCGGCCCTGCCCCATTGCGTTCCGCCGCCGTTGGCCCTGGCTACGCCACCAGGATGTTGCGAATGCCCGCCGTGTGCGTCGCGCTAGCCCGCGTGCCGTGGCAGCCCACCGCCTCGCGCAGCGAGGTCACCATGATGTACTGCCGCTTCTGAATGTCCCGGTCGACCTCGATCAGCAGCTCCCGCAGGAAACCGACGTACCACATCATGCGGTTGTAGATCGAGATCGAGCCCAGCGTGTTGTTGTTGGCCGTGGTAGAGACACAGCCATCCGACTCACCCAACTCGTGCGACTCCGAGACGATGATCGGGATACCGCGATAGGCCGCGAGCTGACCGGTGACAACCACGGCATCGCTGCCGAATTTGTCAATGGTCAACACCGCGTCCAGGTTCAACAGCCCCTTGAGGTAGGTGGACACGTCGGTGACGATCCGGGTTTGGCTCGGCATGACCGCGTATTTGCCCATCAGGGCCAGCGCGCCCACGATGTCCGCGTCCGCCAGCGCGTCGCCGCCGGCGTCGATGTCCATGTCGGTGTTGTCGCGCAGCCACTGGTGCCGGATCCCGTCCTGGCCTGCCGAGAGGTAGTAGTTGGTGTCGGCCGGGTTGGCATCGTCCAGGTTGATGTTGCCCGTCTCGTCGTCGGTGCCGTCCGCGTTCAAGGCGAATGCGTCAATGACCTCCCCGCCGCTGATGGCCAGCCGTTCGCGGATGGCCGGCGCCATGGCGATCACCGCGTCCTCGTTGAGGGTGTAGGACCAGTTCTGCTCGGTCACCAGCTCGGTGACGGTCAACGTCGACTTGGCCGTCGCCGGGTCACTGGCCGTGGTCGCCGTGTTTTCGCTGCCCTTCCTCCAGGTGACGTCCCCCAGCCCAAGCGGCACGTCAAACGGGTTGGTCGGCATGGGGATCCGGTTCATGTTGGCCACGATCCGCGACGCCAGGAAAAAGTCCTGCCACAGCTCGCTCGCCATGCCGGTCGGCACCAGCTCGTCGCCCGTGGTGCTGCCCGTGGAGGTCAGCGCCTTGACCGCGGCCCGCAGGTCGTCACTGGCCGGCACCGGCGCGTTGCTGTCGATGTAGCCCTTGCCCCGCGCGGCCACCTGACCGTCCAGGATCCGCTGCGCGATCCACAGGTCGAGCGGCTTGATGGTCTGCCCCATCTCCCGTGTGTAGCCCCGCGCGGCAAAATCCTTGACGTGCCGGTGATAGCGGTTGCTGGCCTTGACCAGCGCCGCACCTTCCTCCAGCCCGGCCTGCACCGGGTCACCCGGCACGCGCCGCACCGGCTGCCGGCTCATCTGTTCCTTGACCTGCACCTCGACGAGAGCGCCGATCTGCTCCCCGAAGAGATTTTTCACCGTCTCGAAATCGAGGGTGGCCGGGTCCACAGAATGTTCCTTGACCGTGCTGGTCAGCTCCTGCATCGCCTGCAGGATGGCGTTCAGTTCCTCACTCATTTCCAAGCCTCCAGGATTGTTTTCAAAAACTGTCCGAGGGTTTCCCCCAGCGCCGCGCACTGCTCCGGGCTCAGTCCGTTGTCGTCATCGTCGCCGGCGGCTGTCGTTGCATCCACGTCCGGGCCCGCGTCCGGGTCCGCCTGTTTCATTGTGCCGCCGTCGCCCTCGCTCACCGCGCCGTCGTCAACCCCATCATCGGGCTCTCGCCCGTCGATCCCCTTGTCGCCCTGCTCTCGCAGGATCTCCGCAATCACGTCCTGCGGATCCCGGTCCCCCCACCGTTGCCGGTACGCCTCTCGTACCCCCTCTTCGGTGAAAAACTGAGGGTTCGCCGGCTGCTCGTCGATACCCTTCACCGCCAGCCTCAGCGCCTCCTGGTTGGCCGGGATGGGTACGAGGGACCATTCCAGCAGTTCCCACCGCGTGAAATCGTACCCGCCCCGCTCGTTGTCGTTCCACTCGAGCGGGTTAAACCCGATGGAAGCCGCCCGCACCAGGCCCCCGTCCCACAGCGCCTGCACGATGTGCATCGGGTCTGACTCGGAGGCCGGCGCCCTGAATTCCGGCCTGCTCCGGATCCCCGTTTCGGTCACCTCCAGGTCCGCCGCCCGCCCGATCAGCGCCCACGGGTCCCGGTAATTATGGCCCCACATCACCACCGGGTTCGCCATGTAATTTTCCAGCACCGCCCCCGAGGGCAGCACCCGATCCCTGTCCCGGTCCACCGCCCCGGTGTTGATCGTCAGCCACTCGCCATCCTTGTCGACCGAAAACTGTTTGCGAATCATCCCCTCATCACCCCCATTTGCCTTCCGATAATTGCGCTACTCGGAACCAGAGCCCCGAAAATAGCCGATTGCGGTACTCTACTTCGCGGCATTGTCACCAGCCAAGCGCCGCCTGAATCGCCGTCCACCACCGGCTCGCCGCCGTCGCCAACTCCGCGTCCGTGCGGAAGTGTAGCCCGTCCACGCT